GGAACGGATGAAGCAGCTACGCGAGTCTGACCCGGGCGGTGCTGTGGCTGCCTCGAAGCGGCTCAGTTAATAGCGATGCCTCAAAGGAGTGTCTGATGTCAAACCTCAATATGTCGCTGCATTTTGAGATCTACAATTCGGCGCTGGCCTGGGCCCGCCGGACCGGCCTTACTGACGTAGGCCGGGTCAACCGGGCGCTCGGGATCCTGAAGAAGCCCGGCGCTCTTGATCGGGCGGTCGTCGAATATTCGACCACTCGCAACACTTGTGCCTGTCCCGACATGCGGGGCTTGATCTGCAAGCACCGGCTGGCGATGATGATGTGGACTCGGGTTCAGGAAGGCAAGTCTGAATTCCTGGGCGTCGACCTCCCGCTCGACTTCGTCCTGGCGCCAGACGATGGACCCGAACCGCCCGCCGATGATGCCGCCGGAAGCGATCTCGATCTCTGAAGTGCAGGCGCCTCGCTGGCGCCTGGGCGCTCAGGCCGGCCCGCCCCCCTCGGGTTGGCCTGGGTGGCCAGATGCCAGCGATCCGGTTGACCCGTTCGATCGAGTATGCTAGAATTCGGCATGTTCGGCCCTGGAAGGAGGCCCATTGTCAGATAGTCCGCTTGTCGTCTCCCGAGCCCGCCGGCCGCGGGCGGTTCCGCGTTCCCCTGGAAGGAGTCGCTATGACGACGAAAACAGAGGTTGAAAAGCTCTTGGAGGAGCTCATGTCCGTTGAGGACCAGATGACCGCCCTGCGGTTGCAGCGGGACGAGGCCCGGGAGCGGGCACTCACCCCGTCGGTCAAGGCCGAACTCGAGGCGATCGACGCCGAGCTCGGTACCCGGCTGGAGCACGGTGAGAGCCTGATCCGGTCCTACCGCGAGAAGATCAAAGCCGGCGTGCTCGACCTCGCCGAATCGGTCCGGGCCGGCCGACTGCTGGCGGTGTACGCCAACGGCAAGCTGACCTGGGACACGAAGGGCCTGCTCGGATACGCCAAGGCCCATAAGGAAGTCCGCGAGTTTGCGACCGAGCACGACCCAACCGTCTCAATCCGATGGGTGGAGGGTAAATAGATGAGCGAAAACGATGAAGTAAAGACGACGGCCGCCGTAGTCGATGCGGCCGTGACGCCCGTGCTGCCGGCCGTGGAGATCATGGCCCCCGCGGGCCACCGGGCCCTGAGCTTTGTCGAGAGCGAGGCGCAGCCGATCGCCCTGGGCGGATGGGCCTTCGAGGACTTCAAGCAGCTGCTCGTGTTTGCGACGCAGATCGCCGAGGAATTGCGCCAAGTGATCCGGCAACACGAGGGCCTGGTCGTCTACATCAAGGGCGCGAAGAAGCCGCATATCACCGTCTCGGCCTGGTCGACGATGCTCGCCATGCTGGGCGTCGTGCCAGTCGAGGTCCGCACGACAGTCGACGAGCGCGGCGTGTATACCGCCTACGTCGAGTTGCGCCGGGTCCGGGACGGGGCACTGGTCGGGGGCGGATCGGCCGAGTGCGGCAATCCCGACGAGACTGACCGTGAAGGCCGGCCGACTTGGGCCGACCGGGCCGCGTTTGCCCGGCATTCGATGGCAATCACTCGGGCGACCGGGAAGGCCGCGAGGCTCTCCTTCGCCTGGATCGTCGAGATGGCCGGCTATGCCCCCCGCGCCGCGGAGGAAATGCCCGGCTTCGAGCCGGATTCCGACGAGGCCGGCGAGACCATCAAGCGCTACGAGAACCAGTGGGAGGAGCCAGTGATCTCCTTCCTGGTCTCGACCCAGTTGGTGGACGGCGACACCGAGCGGAAGGCGGCTGTCTCGGCCCGTCATATCCTGAACTACGCGCCGTTCCGCGAAGTCCCGTTCGGCAAGCTCGACGTCGTCGATGCCGTCGCCTGGGTGTACGGCTGGCGCCAGGCCCGGGAGAAGCACCCGAGCATGAAGCCGGCCCTGCTGGCGGGGGTCGTGCTCGGGGGCTGGAACGATGTGCCGGTCAAGGCCGAGTGGATCAACTGGGCTCTGGATCAGATCCCGCCTGAATCGCCGAAGGGAGGGCAACGTGCCCCCGCGCGGTGACACTGTGATTCAAGAGTTCATCGAGCACCTGGTCGAGGACTTCATGAAGCGCCTCGAGCGGAAGACCGGATGGGGCAAGAACGAAGTCCGCGAGGAGTTCCTGCAATCGCTCGCCGCCGCGGCAATCGCCACCGCGAGCGATACCTTTCAAGCCGTGTCGGCCACGCAGAGCCGGCTTGGAAACCATGCAGACTTGACCCCACACCAAGCCGAGATCGCCCGATTGACCGCTAAAGGCTGGACGTTCAAGGAGACCTATGGCCCGAAGGACTGATGCCTCTCGGGTCCAGGAAGCCCGCGATCTCCTGAAGTCGCCATTCCCTACTGAGTCTGACGACCCGTTCCATTTGACGGTCCGCCAAGCCCAGGTCGCCAAGCTCGCCGCGATGGGGGCGACGACCGAGGAGATCGCGGCCGATCTTGGGATCCCGGCGAACACGGTCGGCTCCCACATGCGCGACGTGAAGCGTAAGACGGGAATGGGGAAGTTCGAATTGACCCGGTGGGTGTTCGATCAGCTGCGGGAAATCCTAAGATGAATTTGCCGGCTGGCCCGCCCGCGACATGGCTATCGTCGGCTCCTTGGGGCTCGGCGGCGGGCTGGCGGGGTCCGTGCTAGAATGCTCCCGCGGTACGTGCCAAGCGCCCCTCGGGGACCCGGTCCTCAAGAGACTCCTTCCAAGGCTCCTTTGATACCGCAGCCGGGTTCCCGAGGCGTGCCGGGCTCACAGGAAGGAGTCTCAATGTCCCCTCGTCCTCATCCGTTATCGATAAGACCCTATAACGAAGTCGTGCTGGCTGGAAAACCCGCAGCCCAGCGCCAGCGAATCTCGGCCTCCCTCGAAGTCCATGGGCCACTGAACCGCCGGATGATCGCACAGGCAGTGCGACTTCCGATCAGCAGCGTTTGCTGGCGCGTCAAAGGCATGCTGCAATCCGACCTGCTACGGGTAGCCTACGTCAGCGAAGATCCGGTCACTGGCCAGGAGACCGAGTTCCTCGAAACGATCTGGCCGCAGCTCAAGCAGAAGTCCTTTGAGGGGTTCCTGCGATGAGCACAGGGCCAAAATTGTCTGGAATCTATACGATTGTCCATGTCACGAGTGGCCAAATCTATGTAGGCCAAGCGCAAAATATCCCTGAACGTCTACGGATTCATCGTCAGGTGCTACGTAGAGGGACACATAAAAATCACTATCTGCAAAATGCTTGGAATAAGCATGGCGAAGAAAGGTTCAAGTTCAATCCGCTCATCATTTGCCCAATTTCGGAACTAACACGACTTGAACAAATGGCGCTCAATATTGTGCCAGCGCCTCTTCGCTATAACTTCTCGTTCGATGTTTCAGCACCCAGAAGAGGCGTGGTTACATCTCTAGAGACACGGCGCAAACTGAGTGAAATTAACAGAGCGGAGAATCATCCAAACTGGGGGAAACCGCGTTCGGAAGAAATTCGTCACCGAATCGGCAAAGGCCAGATCGGAATCAAGAACCATAATTGGGGTAAGAGTGCATCTCCTGAAGCACGCGCCAAAATGAGTGCTAACCGGGCAGGAAAGCTAAAGTCCGATGAACATAAGCGGCATATCGGTGAGGCCCATAAGCGGAGAATAAGTCTAGAACTTCACGGTTCGAAATTGAGTATTGATCAAGTACGCGAAATCAAAGAACTCTACAAAGAAGTTTATTGGAGTCAATCAAGATTAGCGGTCAAATACGGTATTACTCAAACCATGATCTCTAAAATCATAACGGGTAAATGTTGGGGTTATGTCTCCTAAAGTCCCCACGGAAACAACTGGAATTCCGGTCGGCCTCTATTCCGTCTTGGCTGTGACCGATCTGCGGATCAAACGATCAGGCAAACCCTGGCGGACGGTGAGGGCGATGGCCTGGCGGCCGGAGGAGCTGGCGGAGTTTTTGCACCAAATGTTGGACCAGCGGCAGAAGTAGGCCGAACGCGTGGCGCTGGCTTGCTCTGAAAGAAAAGTGTAGTAGTATGATGGCATCATGGCTGCACACCATGCGCTTCGGCGCACATATCGACCCACTTTCAGGCGGTGGACCTGCAGCTCAAAAAACGGTGTTGCAGCCATCGTTGCGGGATCACCGCCGGAGAGTGGGCCGATTTGCTTTAACAGACACCCCTAACGGGCGGCGCCAGCCGCCTGCCGCAGGCGGTCAGCGTTTCATAGCAGCGATAGCCTGGAAACTGCGGGTCGGCTCCGTGTCAAGAACGTGCGGCGCGTTTCAAAGCTCCCGACAACCCCAGATTCCGGAAGGAGCGGGATAGTGGGAGCGACCGGCAACACATCAGCGACACGCCCCGAATCGGAGAAAAGGCGCCAGCGAGGTCGGATAGGGCATCCGGGACCGTTTGAGCGAAGCGCCGTGCCTCCGATAGGTGAAGATAGCCGCGTCTTAGGTCTAACCAATCCTGATCCAGTTGGAGAACTACTAGGAACAGGATACCTAAGATTTCAATCGCCGACCGGTATCGACGGCTTAGCGAAAGAGAACGGGGATCGACTTGACTTGCTGGCAATCAACGCGTTGATTCCTGGCATAGGTCAGTTTCGCAGGTTCATTCGGCGATGCAAGCGGGAGTACGAAACGATCTGTATCTGGGAAGTATGGAATTCATGGCTGCCTGAAGTCTTGCAACAATACGGATTTCGGGCCCACTCGGAAAAGGATCGCGATACAGGAGAACGGCTTGAGGGCTATCGCTATGATGCCGGGCGAAGGTGAGCCAGATAGTCGTCGCTTGAGGGGCCGATAAATTCCCCAAACCCTGTCTTGCGCTTCGATTACGTCTGGAACGCGGGCGACACGCCGGAGGTCGTGCTGCGGGCCCTGGCCGCGCTCGGCGATCAGCCGCTGCGAGTGCAGTGGACGGGCGGTGCCGGAGGCTCAATCGAGCGGGACGTCCACCCTTGGACGAAGCTCGAGCGCTGGAAGCTGCACTCGTTCGACAAGCGGGAGCTCGAAGCGATGGGCGCCTGGCTCTCGGCCGCGCTTGGGACCATCGCCCTCGAGCTCGTCGATCTCCTGGTTGAGACCGTCTACCAAGATGGGCTCGGCTGGGTGGGCTGGCTGTTCTGGCACCGGAAGGAAATCGAGCCATGAAAGGAAATCAGCAGGCGAGGGTCCCGCAAGGAGGAACCATGAGACGCTGGTTATATCGGATGGCCCGCTTGCTGGGCGATGTGCAGGCGGTAGCGAGCGGATCGCCGAAGCGAATCGCCCGGCGGATCGCGAACAAATGGATCGGGCGGAATATAGCCAAAAGATTGTGGCGATGAATACCCAATTAGCGATCCCCACTATGACCGCGGTCGAGCGGATGCCGCTCGAGCAGGTACTCTCGGAAGTCTACCCGGCCGCCCTGCTCGCGCTGGACAAGGCCGACGGCGCGGCCGAGGCGAACGAGGTCCGGGCCCGGATCGAGGCGGTGGTGACGTACGTCAACCGGATGATCCCGATGCAAGTCCGCTCGCGCGCTAAGCAGCTCAAGGTCGCCAACCGTGGGAATCGGACTTATCTCGAGGCCTGCCGAATCGTCGGGCATTATTGGGAATTGATCGCCCGTCCGCCGGGTCGCCCAAAAACTGTGCACGAATTCACAGTTTTGAGTCCCGAGGAAGCCGGTTTCGCCGACCGCTGGGATGCCCGCCGGTGCGTGAAGGCCTCGCTGCTCCACGAGGAGGACCTGCGGACCTATTTCCTGGAGTGCGACAAGGGTGGCCGCCAGTACACCCTGTCCGGGCTGGTCTCGGTATTCGATCTGCTGAACCCCGGCGAAGGCGGCGAGGGCGTCGAGTTCTCGACCCGGCCCCTGGCGAAATTCCTGTCCGACACCGCGGTCAAGATCGAGAAGCGGGCAGGCGACGTGGCGCCCGAAGTCCAGGAACTCATGCTCGCCGCGGCCAGCTCGCTGCGCGAAGCGATCCCGCTGGTCCCTGAAGAGGAGCCGAAGGAGGAGATCAATGAACCCGGCGGATGAGCGGCGGATCGAGATGCTATGGACCGTGCTGCAGGTGGGGCGCGTCGATCTGGTGATCGAGGGCTGGCCCAAGTGCTACCGGGTGAGTGTCCCGCGGGTGAAGGCCGATCTGCGCCGGGTGAGGGCAGCCCTGTCCAGCGCGACCGGAGGCCCCGAGTCCGGCGACGTTTTCCTGATGGGAAAGCTGCGGGTGCTGCTATGTCTGAATTGACTTCGTCCGACTGGGTCAGCGGCGGGGCGATCGCCTCGGGCTCGATCGATGCGGATGTTTTCGCCGCGGGCGCGATCGACGCGGCGACCATTGCGATCGATGGGCTCGGCGTCGCGATGAGGGAGTTGGCCGGTCAGCGTGCCCCCAAGCCGAAGCCGCCGACCGCCGGGCAGGATCCCCGCTGCGAATGGTGCGGGATGCGGGCCCCTTCCGATCGACGGGGCGGCTGTGGCGCGTGCGGAGCGCCCCGGTGAAGCCTGGAAGTCTGGCGCCATCGATGACTCAGCTGCGGGCCCTGGTTGAATTGGCCCGGCCCGGAACCCGGTTGATCGTCAACGACCGGGTCGCTAAGTGGATCCATGCGGCCTCAAAGCTCCGGGCGGGCGGGGTGCGGCCGGCGACCGCGCAGTCGCTCGTCCGGGCCGGCTGGATTCAGCAAGTCGGCAGCGTCAGCATGTACTACGAGATCTCGGCGGCGGGCATGAAGATCGCCGCGGGTCTGGGCCCGGAGGACCTCCCCCCGCTCGGCGCCTCGAAGGCCGGCCTAGCGCCGGTAGATCTGCTGCGGGCCCTGGAGCGCCGGCATCCCTTTCCTGCCTGGGTCCTGGCCACTGAGGTCGAGATCGGCCTGGGCGAGCGCCGGCGGGTCGACGTACTGGCCGTGTCCGGGATCGAGGTCATCGCTTACGAGCTCAAGGTATCCCGATCCGATTTCGAGCGCGAACTCGAGGATCCCAGAAAACGGGCGCGGGCGATGGAGCTCGCGTCGTCGTTCTACTTCTGCGCTCCGGTCGGGTTGATCAATATCATCGAGCTCCCGCCCCGGACCGGCCTGATGGAGGTCCATGCACTCGGCGGCTCGCACGTCGAGCACAATGCCGAGCGGAAGGAACCCGAGCGCCCTGACTGGCCGCTGGTCGCCGCCATCTTGCGGGCGGCCGCGACTCGTTGGGGTTAGCATTCCAGAGAAGATATGATCGCCCAAGCTGATTGTTTCCGCATCCCGCTTCCAAACAAGAGCGTTCATTGCGTTGTCACCTCTCCTCCCTACTGGGGCCTGCGCAAGTACGCCGGCTATCAAGGCGAAGAGCCATTGGGCCTGGAGGCAACTCCCGAGCGCCACATTGAGCGTACCGTTCAGTGGGCGCGGGAGGTCTACCGGGTGCTGAGGGATGATGGCGTGTTTTGGCTAAATTATGGTGATGTCTTTTCCGGTGGGGGCAGGGGCGGCAGCGAGACTGCAAAGCAGGCCAGCAATAGAGGGAGCAGACAAGCAGACCGAGGCTATCTTGGCATTCCTCCGGGTAGCCTCATGCTCATGCCCCACCGGATCGCCCTCGCCTTGCAAAATGACGGCTGGATCGTGCGCCAGGACCTTGTGTGGGCCAAGCCCAACCCGATGCCGGAGAGCGTGGCTGGTTGGAGATGGAATCAGATTAGCCCTCCAGAATTTCCCGACATAGATGCTGGGGAGATTGAACTCCGCCGCGGCTCCTGGAGGCACACCCGAGCCCACGAGTACGTCTTCATGCTCGTCAAATCAATGGGCTACTGGGCGGACCAGGAGGTGGTGAGGCAGGCCACGAGCGACAACACGCATAGCAGAGGTGTCAAGCGCGATCCACCCATTGATCACGCTGAGCAGGGACACGCTGATTGGGTGGCCTACATGGATCAAGATGGCGAGGTCGCTGAGGCGGGCCGCAACCCCCGCTCCGTCCTCCATATCCCAACCGCGCAGTACAAGGGCGCTCACTATGCCACCTTTCCGCCAGCCCTCATCACGCCGCTCATTCTAGCCACCTGCCCCCGCTGGTGCTGCCCAGTGTGCGGGCAGGGATGGGCGCCGGTGGTGGAGCATTCTCTTAGCTTCGAGAGCGGATCGGGGAAGGCGGGCAATCCGCCCAATGGCAAATGGGCAGGCAGCGAGCGGCTCGGTACGAATGACATGCGAATGGGTCCAACGCCACACAATAACGTCCTCGGCCACCGCCCCACTTGCGACCACCCGCACACTCAGGCCGAGGCCGTGCCAGGTATCATCTGCGACCCATTTGTCGGGTCGGGCACAACGCTGATGGTAGGCAAGCAGCTCTTGCGTCGAGCGATTGGCTTCGATTTGTCCAGACCATATCTCCGAGATCAAGCGCTGATAAGAGCTGGCGGCGTTCCCTCCGATCAGAAGTTCGATGAGCTTCCCTTGTTTGCAGGAAAGGAATGATTTTGAGCGTTCCCTCAGTCGTCGTCCTATTCATCATGGCCGCGATCTTCGTACTGGAGCCGGTGCTTCGGATGGGACTGTCGCTGATTGAGCGGCTGCTCCGGTGACCCGGCCAGGTCAAGCCCATGGCCATAGCGACGCGAACCAGGCCGAGATCGTGGCCGCCCTCCGGCGGGTTGGCGCCAAGGTCTATCACATTGAGTGGCCGGTCGACCTGTTGGTCGTATTCCGCGGCCTGGTCTATCTCATCGAGGTCAAGGGTCCGAAGGGCCGACTCACCGCCAAGCAAAAGGAGCTCGTTCGGGAAATGGCCGAGGCGGGTTACTGGCCGCCGGTCGTGCGGTCGATTGAGGAAGCGCTAACCGCGATCGGCGCCGATGCCGGAGTTCAAGACAACTTGCCAGATGCGTTATAACAGCGTAATATTAGGTAAGGTTCCCTCAGGGATGGCTTTGGATCAAACATACAGGACCGGGCAGAAAACCCAGGGAATGGCACTCAAAGCCCTATCATGCCAAAGACCCGGCGGCCGATTTTTATCTATCTGATGACGACAAAGGCAGAGATTCAGAGATTATACGAAGCGCTCAATACATGGCAGGCAGTAGGAGAAAAGCTCGGCATCAATAAGGCAGTCGCTTACCGCTACGCCAATGAACCCGAATGGGAACCAAGGCGAGCGGATCTTCGGAAGGCCCTTGGATTACCTAGAATTGAATTGATCCGACAGAGACGTGGCCCTAAAGGTACGTTTGAGCAAAAGGAGAAACGAGAAGGATGAAACAAGCCAAGTCCGGGAAGATCAAATGGCCCAAGACTTACTCGGTTAAGCGGTTGAAGCAGATGGATCGGAAGGCTGTGCTAAGGTACGCCAGAGACTTGCATGATGCCTACGCTGAAAAGTATCGGCGCAGCATGGAGTGGGATCTGTACTGGGCCGAGTTCTACCGCAAGCTCCTGAAGAAATGACAAGAGCCGGGGACGCCATCCCGGCTCTCGCCGTCTGAGGAGGAGAGGAAGAACCGCGACTACTTGAACAGGCCGGCGATCTTTTCCGTGATCGCCCGCCACAGATGGTCATATACTTCCTGGGCTGTCTTGAACACGATCTCCGCCTGGGTCAGCAGTGCAAAGGCAAAGGCGAAGGGGTCCACCGCGGGATCGGGCAAGGCAACCGGCGGCTTCCACGCGTAGACCAGTCCGGTCGAGGCCGCAAAGGCGACCGCCTTCTTGCCATCGGTCGGCAGCTCCCAAATCTGCCCGAACAGTCTGCCCAAGAGCGGAATTCCCGAGTTCACCGCCCAGGCCAGCGCCACACCCACCACGGTTACGACTGCGAAATCAATCACGATGTCCATGTTTCCTCCGAAGGTCTCTCAAGGTTAGGATCAAGATGGCTAGCACCGAAGCGCCCAACGGGAAGCAATAGATCAGCTCGATCCTTCGCTCCTCTCTGCCGGCCGGGGATGCGGTCAGCGTAGCACCAATCGTAGGGGCTGGCAAGACAGTCGGTCTGGGTGGGGGCGTGTGGGTGGCGGTGGGAGCCGCGATGGTTGCCGTGGAGAGCGCCTTCGCCGTCGCCGTAGCTATTGGCACGGCATTGACCAGATCCCATTCCTCCCAAAAGGCATTGTCCTGTGGGTATTCATCCCGCCAGATGTTCCCCTCAGGAAAGAAGCGCACGCTCCGTTGACCGCTTGGCCGACTGACCTGATTGATCCATGTGACACTGGGTGAGCGGAAGCTCTCGAACCCGCGTAGCTCGATCGGGAATTCCTCCAAGTTGGCGAAGGCGATCTCCTCCGCGAATTGCCAGGTCAGGTAGAAGTCCCCGAGCTGCTCGTCGGTTGGGCAGAGCATTGACCGCAGCGCGTGGTATTGATTCAGTTCTTTGCAGGGGAAGTAGATCGCGTCGGCCGCACGGACCGGGCTGTATTGGCACCCGCCATTGCAGAGTGCCTCGACCGCGATGCTCGTCTCCGGTCCCCAGCGATCGGCGACCGCCAGGTATCCGGGCAACGCCTCCTTGAACCCCAGGGCGGCCCGCAGTCGGATCGACCACATGACGTAGACCCGGTCGCTCAGGCTGCCCGGCGCCTCACCCATCGCCACCCGCGTCAGAATGAGGGCATCACTCTCCGCATGTAGACAGCGATTGATCGATCCCCCGCAGGTCCAGACGCTCTCGATGCGGAACTGGTCGGCGAGCTCCGGGCCGATCTGCTCGTAGAGCGGCGCGGCGGCGGTCGGACTCGGGGTCGGAGTGGGAATACTGGCGGTTGTTTTGAGGGGAAGGCTCAGGCCCGCGGCCAGCAGCAGGGCACCGAGCCAGCGGACTAACAGGGTAGGGGTTGTCTCATCGGATCACTGCTCCCGGCGGAAGTTGGAGATGATGAAGGCGATCGCCGGCCCAAAGATCGCACCGATCGCGGCGGTCGCCCGGTCCCAAGCCTTTAAGCTCTTCACGGTATCCTCGAACGCGTCCATCCGATCCTTCTGCGCCACCTGGCGCTCATCCAGCCGCGCGACCACCAGGGAGGTCTCGATCACCTTGTCCTTGACATGCTTGACTTCTTGCTTGACTTCGCCGATGGCCGTAAGGATCCTGACCTCTTGAGCGTCCAGCTTGCGGGTGACGTCGTCGTTCAGGGCCATCAGGTCTCCGTCACCGTCACGTCGATGGTACCGGCAGGAGCGCGGATTTCAACAGGGACTTTCGGGCTAGGCAGCGGAGGGGGCGGGGCTGATCCTAAGCCGAGGAATTGACGAAACTGATCTTCGCTGTTGTTCACAACGTTGTAATCCATGCTTTCAGATTGGGCACCGACGGGCTTCCCGCCGGAAGTCCATTGCCACAGCGCCCAATCGGTCCAGCCTTTCGAGAGGGTATCCGGTTTCTTCGGGGCTTCGGGCTGTTGCGAAATATCAATCCCGCCCCGCGGCGCGCTGAAAATGTATTCGGCTTCCCAGAGTGGATAGGTGTTTTCCCAACCAGCCGCGACGGTCCACCACCAGGAAGCAGAGTAGACGAATACTTTTTTCTGCAGCACAGTGGTCACGCGCTCCAGCCAGATTTTCGCCTGAGCCTGGATCACGGCCTTGGTTAGCCCATGATCGAGTTCCACATCCAAGACCGCCAGATCGACCGGCCCGCACTTCGCCAAGAAACTATCAGCCTCACGCAGCGGGTTCTTGTTCGCCGGCCACAAAACATGATAGCCACCAAAGATCATGCCATTCTCCCGCGCCTGTTTCTGACTGTTGTGATAGAAGTCCAGGGATCGCCCAGCGGAGGATCCATCCTCGGAAAACCCTATCGTGCAACGGGCGACGATCCCACAGAAGCCCGCTGCCCTGATCTTCATGCCATCGATCATGCTTTGATAGCGGCTCACGTCAGCTAATGCAGCCCTTGTCATCCCGTCTCCTATGTCTCCATCGCGAAGATGGCCGCCCACTCAGGGTCATAGATCCCAGCGGCTATCCCCACGTTCGTCACCGTCTCTTCTTGCCGCATGAGGTCCCCAAAGGATGATGAGTAAGTCGCCGTAAGACCGGTGACTTCGGCCTTGAGAGCAGCTAATTGGGACATCGTTATATATATGTCGCCGTCTATGGCTAGGGACATCTTATCTCGCCAATCTTTTCAGCAGGGCCTCCGCGAACTGGTTTCGATCTGTTTTGATGCTGACCGTATCCGTGTCGCCGTCATAAATCATCCCGACGATATAGGTCGTCGAGGGATCCTCGATGTGATTGTCGTATACCACGCCTCGCGGAAGCTGCATCCCCTCCACTTTGATCCAATTGTCGGGCCGAAGTTCGTTCGGCGCAATCGCCGCCCCGGAGCTGTCGTAGATCCTAGCCCGTGGGTCCCACATCCCCACCGCATACTTTACGGTTCCCGTCACCGATGCGGCCGACCGGTAGTAGAAGTCACGCTCACCCGTGATCCCGGCGACCATCCGATCACTGGATGCGTTGCCGGCCTCCACCAAGCTCGCGATGACTTCCATGGCGTACCGGTCGGAGTCGTAGGTCCGGTTCACCGAAAACGTATTGGTCTCGATGGTCTGGGTCCGCATGAACTCGGCCACGTCCAGGGCATCATCCACAACGGTACTCGCATTGGCAGTCCCGCCTATAGCGGTTTGGTTGTGCACCCGCCAGCCTAGGGTATGCCAGTACCCTAAGCATTTGACGAGGAGCGTATCCTGTCCCTGAGCTTTGGCTCCTGGATTAATGGATCGGATGGAGGCGACCGGCCACGCGATCCACTTCAAATCCTTCTGGGCATAAAGATTTGCCGACGCGGTCGGAGCCTGACCGGCGATCAGGACCCGCACCTTTATTCCGTACCGGGCTTGGCTGAGCGAATCACTGTAGGTCCCACCTCGGATCACACCCACCCCTGCGTCGTGTCGTACCCAGAGCTGGTTGGCCATGTCGTCCAGGGAGGACATGACCTCGTTGCCCCCGCGTTGGTACGACACCGAATGGATATATCCGATCCAATCCCGGATGCCGCGTTCATTGAAGATTTCCACCTGCCGCCCCAGCCCATTGTTCAGGAAATCGTCAGCCAGTGCCCGGGTTACGAGCCGAGGATGGACCTCGAATGTGGCGGACCAATCTCCCCCGATGTCCCGGTGCTCGAAGCGTACGTTCTGGATCTGCTCAGCGCTGAAGCTCTGGGCAAACTGCTCCCATCTCTTTACCGGATTGGCGGAGACGACGATCGACGCGATCAAATCTCCTTGCCCTCCAGCTTTATTGTTACCTCATCGATAAAATCGGTTTGCTTCTGGTCGGCTTCCTTTATCTGCTCCGCCGCGTCCAGGATGGTTTTTTCCAGCTCCTCAGCCGAAGCTGGATCGAGAGACATCGCCACCGATCTGACCAAGGTCCAGCTATTTCCATCCGGCGACTTTTCGAGATCGAATGCCGCCTCGATCGTGTTCGCCAGCAGCGCCATGTTCAGATTCTTAATTCGGTACTTCATCAGTCGCTCCCGCGCAATCCGAGATATTGATTGTGGACGTAGACCTGGACCGCCATATGCATCCCTAGTTCGGCCACCATCGGGGGTGTCCCGAAGGTCGTGGGGTAGGACATCATCAGACAATACACACCAGTCACCACTCCGGGGTCGAGCTTCATGGGAGATCCGCCCCGGCCCCACCGAGAGGCAATGTATAACGTCCCACCGCTATTGAAGTACTTCACCGTCCGGTCGACCATCACACCACCATCACAGTCCAAGACGGAGCCACCCCGGAGGGCCGTCGCTCCGCTCGTTATATCTGACACTGGATCGTCCAGTTCGACGGACCACAGGTCTATCGGGATGAGGATCATGTCGTAGAGGCGCAGGGTGGAGGCGCCCGTGGTCCGCTCGGCGTGCAACTCGAAATACAGTTCCCCGCCCGTGAACACATCAGTGGAGATGGCCTCGCTGAACGGGATGCTGATTTGCCCTAGATCCACCACCTCGAGGCCCGCCGCCACGGCCGCCAGCTTGACTGTCGGGGTCTCAAATTTTGGTGAGTAGACAAAGTTTTCGTGGACGAAGGCCACCACCTTGATTTGGGTGTCCCCGACCGCGCCACCGATCTGCTGCGCCCTCACGAAGATCCGGTATTTCCCCAGATAGTCCGGCAGGACGTTGGTCCCAGTGAGCCGGGCGCGGGCGATCATCGTAGCATTGGTGGCGAATGTGCAATTGGCATGTCTACCGATGATCCCGCGTCTGTCGGTGGCAACGACCGTAGTGTCCGTCAAGAGTGCCCCTGTCCATCCCGTAGCTAAGTTGGCTCCCGTATTTAATATCAGATCACTTACGAATGACCCAGGTGAGGATTTAGCACCCAAAACAATCCTCGATGTATTTCCAAACCCCTCGCTGTTATCGCCTCCCGAGGGGGTCAAGATACGTAGATTGACCAGTGGGGAGATGTCCCCCTTCGTGGCGGCGGCCGGGATGGAGAACGCATTGGACCGGACGGCCGCCGGAGCTGAGGTTCCGTGGACAGGCGTCGTCGTCCAGGAAGACAATCCCGAGATTCGGATGCGAATGTATTGTCTCACCGCCCCATTAATGGAGATACTCACCATGTCGGTAGGCGGTTGAAACATCACGACCCACTCACCGGTCGATTTGAATAGATTGTCCGTGATGGATTGTGGGTAGATGAGTAGGCTTGTGCCCTGGACCAATGTTTGCCAGAGAGTACCGTTCCAGTATTCGACCAACAAGTTCCCCGAGAACACCCCGGCGGTCGTGATGGTCAGCAAGAAATGTCGGGTTAGAATATCTGTATCAGCGGCATTCCCCCCGAGGTAGATGATGTCCTGGACAGCCGGTACAGAGCCACTAACGCTCCATAGGGACCAGGATGCTGTGTCAGCAAAATTGGGGGAAAAAGCCGCCGCCGAATTGTCATAATTCCAGATCGTGTCGATCTCCAACCCCGCACCACTCCCCTCCCTAGCGTTTGAGAGGTGTACGGTTGTCGGGCTTGCTGGCATACCGGTGGCGTCGTAGCCCAAAGTCGCCGCCGTCGGAAGCACCCCTGGGATGCCGGAACGCCACATGAATCGATGAATGGTCACTCCGTAGTCCTCGATCAAATTGACGGCCTCGAACGGGACATCCATGAAATCCGGATTGCTGATCTCGGGGGATTGGTAGACCAGCGCGTAGCGGGGGTTGGTTTCGCCGGTCGTCTGCTGTTTGAGATAGACCGGCACTCTCTGAGTGGGATCGTTGTGGAAGCGCCAAGCCTTGCGGAGCAGCTCGATGAGATCCCTGGTCTGGGTAGCCAGGTTGTCGTGGCTTGAGCCCTTGATGTCCAAATTCCACTGCTCGGTGAAGATCTGGGCCTCCAAGGCGCCAGAGGCATCGAGTTGATGTGGGGCGAAGCGGCTCATGCCAAAGCCGCCTGCTCTGGCGATGATGCCCGTCGCGGCGGGATTGATCAGATTGACGGTCTTCGTTCCATCGGTGATCTCGAAGATCCGCGGCACGAAATCAACCCCCCAGCCAGCTTCGCATCATGGCATCGAAGGCCTTGAGATCCAAGCCACTGTTGATGTTGATGGTGGCTCCGCTGAGAACATTGCTGCTTGGCGCCGCCTGATTCGCCGGTGTGACGGTGACGGTTTCGCCGCGGGTCGCCAAGAAAGAAATGGGCACCCGATCAGATCCTTGGGGACCCATGACGGTGAATTGCCCCCCTTGCTGGAAACCTCCCGGACCTCCCACCCCTAGTTCATGAGGCACACGGATCTCCTCGATGGTGATTGTGATTGATTTGTCCGTGAGTGCCTCCAAATCATTTCGGATCGCTCCAATCATCCGCCGCGGATTTTCTAGGCTGATCCCGAGCGCCTCGGCTTTGCTGGTAGCCTGTTCGAAGGTGATCAGCTCGGTATCAACTTTTATATTCAGGACCTCCAACTGGATCGCCTCCATGAGGTCGTTCATCTCCTGTAGGTTGATGCCGCCCGTGTCGAAGGCCGTGGCGACGTCGGCCGCTAGGTTGCCGAGCGCCTCGCCGCCGGCTGCCTGGAAGATGGTCAGGTTCAACATCTGCTCAATCGTGTCCTCGAGGCCGAGCGAGAGCATCCGGAAGGACTCGGCCGCCTCGCCGGCGATGGTGCTGGTCTGCTCGAGCGGAGTTTGCAGGTCGATGATTGGATCATGGGCCTCCTTTGCCGCGGTCGTCAACTCGCGCAATCGGTCGGCCGCGATGCCAGTACCCTCCTCGAACAAACCGACCGAGATGGCCCAATTGTTGAAAGCCTCGTTGATGCCCGGCGCCCATTGGGGCAGGTCCTGCAGAATGTGGATGTAGGGCAGCAAGCCCTCAACCAGGAATCTGCCAACCGCCAATCGCCCGGCCTCGATGGCGTCCTGCCATTCGTCCTGAGCGATTTCCCATTCGCGGGCCTTGGCGATGGCCTCATCGGTCATGATCAGATTCTCGCTGATCGCCGCGGATTGCTCCCGGATGGCATCCCCGCCAGCCTCGAGCAATGGATTGATCACCGCCCAGTTGCGGCCAAAGATCTTCGAGAGAGCAGCCGCTCTCTCGGTTGGGCTCTGGATCCCATTCATCTCGTCAGCCAGGTTGGCTAGGTTCTCGACCGAGGGGGCAAAACCATTCTTGACCGCTAGTTGCAGCGCACCCCGCAGCTCGCCCACCTCAATCTTATAGTCGTCCGAGAGCTGGATGAGCCGACTGGTCTCCTCGGAGCTGGTCCCCAACGCGAGCGAGAGCTCCTTGACCTGCCTGGCGTAGTTGATGAAGGGGGTGATCGCCGCGTCGACGATCTTGACAGCCCCGGCGATCGCCGCTCCGCCTGCTGCCGCGAAGACGCCGAGTTGCTTGAAGGCGGCCCCGACCTCGCCCGCGCCGCTCTGCACCTTGCGCAGAGTCGTGGTGGCCTGGTCAGTCGCCTTCAGTACGAATTCAAGCTTCTTCGCCACGCCTCAGCTTCTGGACCGCCATGACGACATCCCATTCGTCGGGGTGGGCAGTCTTCCAATCCTTTTCCTTGCCGGGCTGACGTTGATGCCAGGATCGCGTCGCTGACCAGACATTGTAAACGGCGGTCATCCGCTCAAGCAGACCGGCCGGTTGGTCGAGCAAGCCACCGGGTTCGGGCAGCGCGCCCCAGCTCCGAGCCTGGAGGGCAAGTATAAGTTCCCTAGGCGGCGGGCTCTTGCCCTCGGCGTGGTCGGCCGCCGCCCGGATCATTCCGGGGGGATCGTTAGCACCTCGGCGACGTGCCTCGAGATCTTGGAGGCAATCCAGACGATCAACTTCGGCGAGAGCCCGCCGGGGTCGCCCAGGCCATTCAGCCATCCGAGCTCGGCCGCCAGCCTCACGGCGCCGCCGGCGTATTCGACCGATGAAATCTTGTTGATGTCGATGCCTTTTTCGCGCATACTCGCGAAGAAAGCCTCTAGCTCGCGCTGCTTGAGATCCGGCAGGTCGACGGCGAAGCCCAGCTTCTTGTGCTCGTACCTCATGGCAGCGTGGCCAGCTCGTTGATCACCGCGATTTCCAAAAACCGGGCCGCGGTCGCGTTGTAGCGAGGGCGCAAGGTCACCGTGAGAATATCGTTTCCATCGGCTTCGTCGAGCTTCGAGACCTTCTCGATCTTGGAAGCGCAATCGATCCGGATGGTCTTCTTGGTGAAGCTGGTTCCCGGTGTCGCTAGGGTACTGCCCTCGAACTGGATCCGGAATAGCCGGGCCGTCTCCGCCCGCCAATCCACCTTGCGGGCCGCGCCCACCGCGTCGTGCTCGAAGGTCAGATCGATGGTCACCTCCGGCTTGGTGATCTTATGGAAGCTGAAGAACTTGTTCCCGTCGGCGGCGAACACCGGCACCCAGCCGGTCTTGCAATTCAGGGTCATGCCCAGCAAAGTATTGGACTGCAGAGTCGTTCCGATCGTCCCTCCGATGGCGTCGATGAACAGCTTGCCCAGAGAAAAGATCACGTCCTCCACGGTGGGCAGGGTGGCGCCCCCGGCGAAGGCGTTGAGCGCCACCTGCCGGCCGATCCAGTCGGCGCTCATCATCAGCGCCTCGCCGCCAGCGCCCGAAAGCGCGAAGGCGTCCACGAAGGCATACTCCATCCGCTCGGCCTCCTGGTCGTCGCCGCCCTCGAGCGTGTAGGTGCGGATCGTGTTCTTGGCCGTGGTCGGGAAGGTGTAGGTGTAGATCTTCCCCGACCCGGCTCCGTCCGCCACGCCGGTCTCTACCAGTTTGACCCCGGCATTGAGGATGTGAGGGAGCTGCTCGAATGTGGCCGGCACCTCCTCCATCGCCAGGGCCGCCAGCAGCTTCGCGGTGAACGTCCGGTCCTGCCCGCTGATGTAGCCGATGTCCTCTTCGACGTAGGTGACTTCCCGTTGATCCTCGATGGTACCGAGGCCGCGCCAGATCGTCGTCGCGGCGCCCGGTGTCCCGGCGGTGACTTCCTTGAACAGCTGTATCTTTCTGAGGGCGCGAATTCCCGGCATGGCTTACTCCTTGGCCTTGGCTTTCGGCTTTTCGTACAGACCGGAGGCGAGCAAGGCTTTCTCGCCCCCGTGCCGCTTGACTTCCTCATCGGTCAGGTCCCGGGCGGGCACGTCCGGCAACGAGCCGCCGTGGCCGCCTCCGGTGTAGATCAGTCCCTTGTCAGGCAACATTGGATTGCACCTTCACTTCCTCGACGATGAAACGGAATCCTAGGGTGTCGACGCCCCCGTAGCCCAGCGGCCCGAAGGTATACGAGATGGCGCCGAAGGTGTCGATCGTGAAGTTCCACTTGTTGTCGTCCTTGAGCTTCAAGAATAGCAGGTTGGGCAGGATGTCGGAATAGTCCATCGCCTTGTCGAAGTCCCTGGGCAGGTCCTTCCGCATGACGTGAATCTCGATGGCGATGTTGTGCAGGCCGGTCTTCGACCCGGCCGGCGCCATCCGCCAGGTGCCGCTCGAGGGATAGCTGATCGCGAAGGGGAAGGCGTTCATCTGCTCCGGCGGCTGAGAGGGAGCCTTGCGGATACCTGTCAGGGTGGCCACGTAGGTCTGGACCTGGGCGATGACGGTCTCGAGCGAGGCCATTCAGCGCGCCTCCCAGCGATCCTTCACGTCCTGTTCGAGCCGGCGCAGGAAGCCCTGAACGCTGCTCTGGGTCTGCTCGACTGCGCCGCGAAGGAAGCGCCGGGGTCTCAGTCCGCCGCGCTTGCCGATGATGCGCGCCACCTGGAACCCGCTGGCGAAACCGTGGCGAGAAGCCCACACCCCGAGCGCGTGTCCAGGCGGCCAGTGACTGGCTTGGTGTGGCATGTCCGAATCGCCCATCGCCCCGGTGCCATATTCCATGTACGGCGCGTAATGGACCGGGGTCCCCACCTTTCCAAAGAGTGGCACTTGGGCGGTGTCTACCTCTCCGACTAGGCTGGATCTCAGCCGCCCGGTATCGACCGGGGCCTCGCGCTTGGCTTCATTGCGGATCGTCTCCGTCGCTCTCTGAAAAAAGATCCCGAGCGGCTTGCCGATCAGATCGGGTTCGAGCTTGCGGACCAGCTCCTTCAAGCCTTCCACGTGGACTTCCATCGCCTGCGCCATCAGACCGCCACCGGGATCATCCTGATAAATGATTGCAGCATGAGCCGCACGTCCGGGTCGAGCCGTGGGATGACCATGAGCTGCCCGAGTTCGGCGGATCCGACGACCCCGAAGATGGCGTCCTTGCGCTTGAAGAGTCGTTCGCTTTGCAGGAGGGCGGCCTCCAGGATCATGGGCGGTGCGGCGGTCGAGGCTCCGGTCACGTAACCGAAGTCGGCCGTGAGCTCAACACTCTTGGCCTGCCCGGCGGGGAAGCTGTAGAGGCC